TTATATGAATTATAGTTATAATTAATTTCTTTATCTACATATTTCTTTAATTGCGTATTAAGAGATGAAATATTAATCATAAATGCTAATGCAGTTCCTAGTCCGTCTGTTATCATTCTTGAAACGTTATCATCGACATATCCACTTAGGTTAGATGATACAAGCATTGAGTCATATTTTCCTAAAGTCATAATTTCTTCAACTTCAGGTGCTACATTATACTCGCCACGTCCTTGACAAGTAAATTTTACGTATTGAATTAACTCGCCGTCATAAGCAATATTAGTAAATTGTCTAATTGATTTATCAATTGCTTGATTTAATTGTGCGTCTGTTAATTCTACTTGTAATTGTGGATAACCTAATTCAAGTTTAATAATTTCTCTTAATTCTGCTTTAGTCATTTAATATAATCCTAACTTAAATTAATAGTATTTATCATTATTAAAATCTCTTAAACTCTTAAACTGTTAAATAAATAGTTTTAAACATATTTTAAATATAATAAGTGGAGCAATTAATGAATTCTGAAACAAATGAAGTATCTGAAGTTAAAAAATTATCTGATATATTTCCCCCTGAATTAGTTGAGTATTATAAACAAAATAAAAATCTTATTACTGAAGAATTGCTTGATACATTAAGAACATATGGCAATGATGGTAAGGCTTTAGCACTTGAAATTTTAGATACACCAATGGACGATGAAAAATATCATCTTGACGCTTTTGGTAATAGAATTTTCTTTAATGGAAATAGGCAATTAAAAAGACCTTTTACAAAAATGCCAATTGCTAAAATTCACGAAATAGAGATTAAAAAATGTGCTGATGATATATATTATTTTATGGATAATTATATAAAAATTACTACACCTAAAGGATTAAATTTTCCTGAATTAAGAGAATATCAAAGAGAATTTATATATGTTATTAATAAAAAAGAAAATGAAAAAATTATTAGTTTGCAACCACGCCAAAGTGGTAAATCGGTCAGTGTCGGTATATGGATTTTGCACGTATTTTTGTTCCAAAAAGATTTAACAATAGGTATAGCAAGTAATAAACTTGCAATGAGTAAAGAATTTGTTGATAAAGTTAAGAAAATGTTTTTAACTGTTCCAATGTGGCTACAATGTGGAATTTTAAATTGGAGTGTATCTACTATTGAAGGGGAAAATAGAATTAAAATTTTGTCAGATACTGCTTCAGATTCATCTTTCAGGGGTTTCAGCGTAAATTACCTTATTGTAGATGAAGCAAGTTGGATTATGGGAACAGATAGTTCAGGCACATCATTTAAAGCCTTTGCTGACTCTGTTTTTCCAGCACAAGAAGCCCTAGCAAACAAAAAAACTATATTAATATCTACCGCCAACGGTAAAAATCACTTTTACGATATATGGGAAGGTGCAGGCGAAACTAAAGAAACATCTGATAACGGATATGTAAAATATGAAGTAAAATGGCAAAATGTGCCAAGACACAAACCAACAGGCGAATTATATGAACCTGAAGAATTTAGAAATTCTGTTATAAAATCTTATGGAGCAGTTTTCTTTAACCAAAATTACGGAAACGAATTTATAGGTTCATCAAATACCTTAATTGATGGTAAAGTCTTAGCAAAATATCAATATCAACAACCTGATTTTGTAAGAAATCCTGGACTTAAAATTTATGAAGAGCCAATTAAAGGACACTCTTATATATTTGGTGTAGATTCAGCAAAAGACGGCTCTGATAGTTTTGCTATACAAGTTTTAGATATTACAAATTTTAACTTTAGGCAAGTGGCAACTGCAAAATTAAAAATAGATTATCTAAGAATGCCTGAATTTATTGATGATTGGGCTAAATATTTTAATAATGCCTTTGTAATAGTTGAAAATAATGAAGGTGCAGGTCAATCAGTAGCAGATAGATTATATCTTGAATTTGAATATGAAAATTTATATTTTGATAAATCAAGAACTTCTATTGGCTCTAAGAAAAAATATCCAGGTTTTAGAACAACAAAGAAGTCAAGAGATATTATTTTACAAACACTTAAAACAATGGCAGAATCTGATAAATTGTTAATTCAAGATAAAGATACGATAGATGAATTATTTAATTTTGTATTAAAAGATAATAAGTATCAAGCAGATAATAATAAACACGATGATTTAGTAATGGCTTTGGCATTATGTTTTGCCATATTTGCAGAAGCAAGAAACTTTAATGAAATGAATGAAATAGTTAAAGAATTAGATTCTAAAAGTTCTGATTCTGATTTAAATGTTTCTGATTATTTAATTATAGGCAATTTTGATATTTTAACAGATGATAGTAATAATAATTACTTAAATGATGAAGATTTTAGTTCTAAATTTGGAAGTTTTGATTATATAGAGTAGTATTGTGTAATATGATAAGGGTTCAATTAAGAACCCTATCAAAAAATTAATTAGTCCTTTTTGGAACAATAAAATAATAACTAAATATACCTTAAAAAACACTTAAACACTTAAACACTTAATTTTTTAGTTCTTAGATGATTTTAAACCTGGTCTAGTTCTGACGACATCTGAAAATTCATCATCATCAATATACCAAAATGGCTTATAACCATCTTGATAATACATTTTCCCAAAATCTGATGGGTGGCTTGCAAGATGTGCTACAACACGATAAATATTTGTCATATTTGATTTATCCCAAGCAACATCTTTTCTTGCTCTAAGAAATATAAGCATAGGTGTAAGCAAAACACCCAAAATAAATGCTAGTATAGCAATTACAATATAACTCATTTTAATCCTTTATATAAGATTAAATTATTTATATTATTAATGAATTAAATATATCGTTAAATTTTGTATTATCAAACTCTTTACAACCGCTATAAACCATTCTTGCACCGCTAAATCCGTGATATCTCAAAGTGTCGAATCCGTCTATTTTTAAACAATCTTGCTGTTCTTGCAAAACTAATGTATTATGTTTAAATCTTGTATAAAATAAATCAATTTTACCATATGAAATATTTTTAAATACTTTTCTTGAAAATTTAGGTTTAACACAATTATTACTTGTTGTTATTTCTGTTAAATCTAAACCGCCTTTTTTACCAACAATAACTGAGTCTTGATTGTAATATACACCTAAAGAAACAATCTTTTTCTCAAAATTTTCATAAGTATCTCTAACATTTACAACAAAATATGTTCTTTCTTCAACAGGTCTTTCATCAGGTAGATTTTGATTTTCAATAAATCCACCGCCTACTTTAGTTACTAAATATCCAAACGTCATTAATCTTGCTTTTAATTCTTTAGAATCTCTTAAGTTTTCATTATATGTTTTTTCTGCACGACAAGCAGAGATAAAAGCAACATCATAATTTTTAATGTGCTGATATGCCCTGCTTAGTGAAGTTTCATTTAATTCAAAACCTAATTTATCAGTTTTAACATTAGTAGTATTATTACTATTGTTATTAATATTATCTAATAAATCCATAAATTTACTCATTACTTACCCTTAAAAGCATTAATTCCATAAACAGGTTCTATATTTTCCTGAATTCTTAAAGATTCATCTTTTATATTTAATTCAGTTTTTCTTGATTGTTCTCTTATAATGCCTTTTTGCATAGCACCTAATTGATTAAAACTTAATTGTTCTGTTGTAAATTCATTATAACATTCAAATGTAAAATGTTTATTACCTATTTTAGAATAATAAGTTTTAAATTTTTCATAAGAAACATTATTAAATTTATTTAATTCGCCTAGACCATATCTAGCAAAAAGACCAAATTCGACCCAAGTTTTAGTTTCTTTATATCCTAGCATAACAGAATCTTGATTATATCTTTTACCTAATTTCTTAATAAAATCAAAAAATTGTTCTGTTGGTATATTTTTTAAATTTACCACAAAATAAGACTCTTCATCAACATATCTATTATTACCTGATTCATCTTTTTCAACAAATCCGCCTTTGATATTTGTTACACCAAATCCTAAATTTAATAAAGATTGTTTAAGTATTTTATTATTTTCTTTATTCTCTTTAAGACTCAATTCGCCCCTAAATGCGGTAATAGTGGCACAATCATAATTATTAATATGATTATAAATTCTTGATAAAGATGATTCATTTAAATCTTGTGTATCAAAATCAAGATTTTCTTTATCAAAATCATCACTTATTGTTTTAAGATACCATTTACCCATATTGTTGGCTTTTTTAAATGTTTTAAACTCAAAATCATCGTCATCAATAATACTTTCAAACATAAAAGGTCTGCCTTTAACACTTGAAAAGAATTCGCCTGCTTTGCCAAATTTCTTATTTGATAATTTAACTTCTTTGTTAAAACCTGGAAAATCTGAATTATTTGTTCCGACTAGAACCCAATATGAAGCCTTTGCACCAAATGCTATACTATCTTGTTGATACACTCTACCAAGTTTAATTAAGTCTTGTTTTAAAGTGCCTTTATCGTCAATATCAACGACAAACCAAGACAATTCTTTAACTTTCTTAGCATTATCTGTATTATAATCTTCTATATAATTACCATCAATTTTTGTTACACCATATCCAAGTGTAAGCATTTTTGCTTTAAGTTTCATTGAATTTTCATTATTTTGTTCTTCTGATTTGTCGCCACGACAAGCCGAAATCATACCACAATCGTGATTTTCAGTGTGACTCCAAACTCTACTAAGACCTGATTCATTGATTTGTTCTTGTGTTTTTAGTTCTGTTTCGCCAAATAGCAAATCACTAAATGATTTTGGATTTATTTTATTCATTTTCTGAACCTTCTTTAATTTTTGTTTTAGTTGATTTTCTTGTTTTATTTGCCTTTGATTTCTTAAATTCCAAATACTCTTTATATTCATCAGAATTTTTAATTTCTTCTGATTTTTCTAGTATAGATTTAAGAAAATTCTGATACTCTTTTGATTGCTTTTCACAATAATCTCGACACTCTAGCATAAGTTTTTTGTATAACTCAATTCTTTCATCTGTCAATTTTTCAACTTTTTTCATTTGTCTATAATAAACAAATAAAATAGCACTATCAATAAGTAATAATACACCTAATACACCAAATAATATGTTATCCATAAGGAACTCCTTTAATAAAAATTTATACTTATTATACTATAAATAACTTAATTCAAACTTATGAATTTCTTATACAATTCTTAAATTAAATTAATTTAATTTAATGTAATCCTTAAATTTTATAATATTAACAGGATATTCTACACGTTTATTTTTAATTTTAAATCCTGCGTATTCTAAAATTTTAACACACTTCGGCGATAAATTTTTAACATAATCTATATTATTTAATTCAGAAATATTTAGTTTAAATTGAGTTTCATTTAATAAATTATAGAATTCTAATTTATCAGATTTATTAGGATTAGTAATAGATTCTGATAATTTATATTTTAATCTTGTATCAGATATTTGAGATTCTAAATCTTTATAACATTCTATTTTTTGAAATAATTGATTATCGGATATATAGAGTTTAAATAATTCTTTAAATAAAATTTGATGGTCTGTAAATTCAAAATTTAAATTAGTTTTATTATATAAATTATCTAATAAAGTTATAAATTTAGATTTTTCTTTTTGTGTTTTAATATCTAAATTTAAATTTAAAATTTCAAAATAATTATCTATTTTTTCATCTAATAATTCATCTGATGAATTTATTTTAGAATTACTAAGCCAATAATCTACATCTGCTTTGCCAACTTCATCAAGTTTGATAGGATTATTTTCAAAATTATATTTTAAAAAATACTCAAATACATTTTTTCTATTTGATTCTAATATATTAAGTAATAAATCTATTCTTACTGCTCTTTGACCTGTTTTAGATAGATTTAATTCATTATACTTATTATATTCAAATAAGTGATTATTTTTAGGATTAATAGTAACATTTTTAATATATTGTTCTCTTAATGCTTCGTAATTTAAAATTTTAGTTTCATATCCAGGTTGTATATAATAATAAATGTTTTGTGCTTTTCTTGCACGTTTTATCATCTGCAAAGAACTAATAGGGTCTGTCGAATGCGACGAATCATAGTGAAAATGATTATCTGAATCTGATAATATACTTACACCACAAGTTATTGTAGGACTATATATCAAAACATCATAATCCTGTCTTTTATTTTTAAATTTCTTATAAATAGTGTCTTTAATAATAGCAGGCGTATCAGCAGTTAATACTTGAATTTTTAAACCATTAAATTCT